GTTCCGCCTCATCCCTTTCGATCCGAATGAGCCATTACCCAACGACCGTTTCACTTGCGACCATGAAAATTGAACCACTAGCCACTGCCATAAAATATTTGTGCATCCTCTTGCTCGCGAGTTGCTCGACAGCGCCGAAGAATCCCGAGAAATATGTTGAGTGGGAAAACAACTCATGCCTGCCAACCGCCATCACGATGCGGCATGGCCTACGCAACTCGACGAAGTGGAACGAGGTTTTGTTGTACCAATACACGTCGCTCAAAACTGGCGAGACAAAAGGTCATGCGGTGTGCGCCTACATGTACCCGGTCGGATCGAACAAACTCTGGGTCTACGATTATGAAGGAAGCACCCGCATCCGCGCTTACATCGACGACCCGTTAAAGATTGCTCAGCTTGCCGAGGTCACCCGTGGTCGCCTATTCAACCAAGTATCGCAGGCTGAGTACTTGGAAAAATAAAAACGATTGTTTGATATGGCTGCGAAAAAGAAAACAACCGCGCTCGATCGAGCTGCAGAGATCGGAGTTTCGATTCCAACATTGAGCAGTTGGAAGCGGTGCGGCGTGAACGTCAATTCAGACAAAGAGGTTCGGCTCAGGATCGGTCGCATGCGTAGCATTCCGCCGACGCTGAAGCCTGAGTTTATGCCGAAACTCGCGGCTAAGATTCAAGCACCAGGCGAAGACCCGACGCAGATCGACATCGAGGCGATCATCCAGCAACTATCGAATGTCACCGACAAGCACCAAGCTCAGACGGTAAAAATCCAGATCGACGGATTGCTCAACGCCTATAAACTGCGGGAGGCTGCTGGAAAATATGTGGCGAAGGCGATGGTTGACGAGGCACTGATCAGAATCGCGGCAGCGGTCAAGGCGGCGATCCTGCGGATGGAAGCCGACCTTCCGCCACAGCTTGAGGGCTGCGATCCACCTGCAATGCAACGGATCATCCGAGGCAAGGTCGATGAGATCATGGCAATGCTTTCAGAATCGACTGCCAAAATTTGGGACAACGATGCTAGCGATTGACCAACTAATGAGCGTGTTCCAACGCGCATGCAGACCACCGGCCCGACTTCCACCGAGTCAATGGGCGACAGACCGCGTGGCGATCCAAGATGGATTAACCCCAAAATATTCCACATCGAATGCGCCGTGGCAGATCGAGCCGCTCGACGTGGTCGCCAATGCCGACGCAAAAGAGATCGTGATTCTCGCGCCGATCGGTACAGGCAAGACGACATTCATGGAGGCGGCGCTGCAATACATCATCGCCGAAGACCCGGGGCCGACGCTGCTGGTCGGGCAAACCGACGATGACCTCAAGGACTGGGCAGAGACGCGGATGGACTATGCGATCCGCAACACGCCGGAGACTGCGGCACTGCTGCCGGAAGATCGGCACAAAAAACGCAAGATGCAGGTTCTCTTTCCGCACATGAGTCTTTTCCTCACCGGCGCAAACCTGAGCGGACTGCAATCGAAATCGATGCGCCGCGTATTTTGTGACGAGGCATGGCAGTATCGACCGGGTATGTTGAACGAAGCTCGAGGTCGATTACATGATCGGTGGAACAGGCAGTTCTTTATTCTCTCGCAGGCAGGCGTGAAGGGCGATGACCTCGACAAAGCGTGGGGACATTCCGACCAGCGTGAGTTTAGTTTCTCCTGTCCTGACTGCGGCACAGTACAACCGTGGAAGTGGTGCAACGTCATCGGCTATGACGATGAGACTCTCGAGCCGCTGGAGCGAGCGCAGATGGCACAGCTCAAGTGTGACAACGCCGACTGCGATTGGACGTGCGCGGACTCACCGCAACCGAGGAGGGCGCTTGCCGAGGGCGGTCAATATGTGGCAACCGCGGTCGGCATGCCGGGTCACGTTGGATTCCACTACAACGTGCTGGCGAACTGGAGAAAACCACTGTGGGAGATAGTGCTGTTGTGGATCGAGGCGAAGGCAGCGATGCGCGTCGGCAACGTCGATCCGCTCAGGCAGTTCATCCAGAAGCGACTGGCAGAAACATGGGAGGAAGACCTGACCGACAACCGCTCGGCGCTGGTCGGCAATGGCTACCTCGTCGCCGAGTACACCGACAAGCAAAAGATCGAGGACGAGGCGCACCGATTCCTCACCGTGGACAAACAGCGCGACCACTTCTGGGCCGGAGTCAGGGCATGGCGAGCAAGCGGCGAGTCGATGCTGCTTTGGTATGGACGGATCGAGACATTCGACGGCGTGCATGACCTAGCGCTGCGGTATCAGATCAAGCCGCAGATGGTCTTCGTCGATGCGGGATATGACACCGACCAAGTCTATTCTGCCTGCGCTCGCATGAACTGGACGGCACTGCACGGCAGTGGTCAGAAAAGTTTCGCCTATAAAAAACAGAATGGCGACGTGATCCACCGACCGTTCACGCGATTCCAAGATGCGACCGCGTCCGGCGGCGGCAAAGCCCGGTACTCGCACTGGGCGAGCGACCGGATCAAGGACATCTTGCACGCACACCGCACCGGCATCGCTGGATCGTGGGACATACCGGATGATGTGTCGGTGGACTTTCTCAAACAGATTGACAGCGAGATTAAAAAGGAAGTCACCAACTCGAAGACCAAGCAGGTCGAGTATCGGTGGACTCGAACGCGAAACAATAACCACGCGTGGGACGTTGAGGCGATGCAGATCGTGGCGGCCCTCATGCTCAAGATCATCCCCGGCTTCGATGTTTGACATGGCAGCCTAAACGATGGCTGCCAACGTCCGAGAAGTCGCGAGAAATTTATTCCATTACGCCCAGTGCAACCCTCAGCGGATTGCTGCGATCAAGACTGCGTTCGACGCGGCGATGGGTGGAGCGCTCACAAAGGGCGGCATGGACTCGATCACGTCCGCCACCAAGAACGGCGTGACCATGGCGAAGTTAGTCGGGCTGAACGAAACAGAGCGGCAGACCGCACTGCGGATGGCCATGGAATATCTGAGCAATGGCTTCGTTCCATCAAGTAGCAGGTCGCTCGGTCGATTTTAACAACGGACATCATGGCAATACTCGACCAATTCGGCAGGCAGGTTTCTTACAAGGCAGCACGAGCGGCGCAGGACACGCGTCTGCGTCCGTATGAGCCGGTCGAGAAAAAAGACATCAGCGACCTAGTGCCGGCAATGGATCGCGTGACATTGCAAAGTCACGCTCGACGCATCTACCTAAATTTTGGGCCGATCAAGAATGCGATCAACCAACGCGGCATGTATACCGTCGGGCGAGCGTTCGTCCCAATTTACACTGGCGGCGATGAGGCGTTCGGCATGCTTGCCACCAAGTTTCTGATCGACAGCTTTTATCCGATCGGCGATGGGCGCGGAGGAATGCACGACCTCAAGACCAACTTGTTTGGATTCTCGACCAGCATCGATGTCGATGGTGAAATTTTTATTCTGCTTACCGAAACGGACACAGGATTTCCGCAGTACCAAGGCATCCCATCGCACCGGATCGCGACCCCGCGTGGATTTACCGACGGGCAAATGTATCGCGGTGCAATGCTGCAGGACGGCATCACCTACTTCCCGAGCGGCGAGGCAAAAGAGTATGCTTTCTGCGATAAAAAAGGCGAGCTGGATGAATGGCTGCCAGCACAGAATGTCATCCACTTGTTCGATCCCGAATATCAATATCAAGCACGCGGACTGACCGCGCTGACCCACTGCATCAACGACTGCCGAGACATGATCCAATCGACCGAGTGGGAGCGCTTGGCGATGCTCCAGATGAGCAGCATCTCGCTGGTCGAGTACAACGACACTGGCGGCCCAGACCTCGATGACCCATACAACGCTCTCATCGGTGACACAGCTACGGGCAAAGGCATGACGGTCGAAAGCCTCGATGGCGGCACGGTGAGATACTTCCGAAGCAACAGCGGCGGCAAGATCGAGACGCTAGTCAACAACCGACCCGGCAACCCGTTTCTAGATTTCCACAATCGTCTACTCAAAGGAGCATTCGCCGGACTGAACTGGCCGATGGCGCTATACGAAGGACACGCGGCTGGTGGCGGCACAGCCCAGCGCACCGAGATCGCCATGGCGCAACGCTCGGTCGAGGATCGTCAAGACCTACTATTTTACGCAGCGAAACGCCTGTGCGGCTATGCTATCGCCAAGGCGATGAAACGCGGTGACCTGCCGCAATCGCCGGACTGGTATCAGTGGGAGTTCTCAACACCGCCGAAGTTGACGATCGACGACGGCAGAATCACCAAGGAACTCGAGGCACTCTGGAAAATGGGCGCTGCTAACATGCGCGACATCGTCAGCATGCGTGGCAAGACGCTCGAGGCGCACTACGCAGAGCGAGCGCAGGAGGTGGCTCTGCGGAAACTTGCAGCTCGCAATGCAGAACTGCTTTATGGCGTGGAGATCGACGACCGCGAAATGTCGATGCTGACACCTAACGAGATGGCATCCAATGGCGATCAATCTCACACCAACTGAGGCGATGGCCGCCGAGGCAAAACTCGGGCTGGAGTGGCGAGCAGAATTCAACCGCGGCGGAACCGCGGTGGGCGCGAGCGAGACAGCGCGAACTTGACACCGACAACAACTTTATGCAGATCGAAATCAACAACCGACTTGGCAAGGTCAAACTCAACAGCGGCGTGAACAAAGATTCCGCCGACGACCTGATCGACAAACTCGACAAACTTTATGGCAGCCGAGCCGTGGCAGCACAGATGTGCATCGGCGAGATCGTCTGCAAAGCTGATGACGCGATCGACGGCATCGAGATCGAGATCAACACACCAGGCGGATCGGTCTTTGAGGGTCAGCGGATTTTTAACGCGCTCCGAGAAATGTCGGCACGCGGAGTCGAGATCACCGCGACTGTCAACGGACTGGCAGCCAGCATGGGCAGCGTCATATTGATGGCAGGCGACAAACGCCGCATGACAGCAGGCAGCCGGGTAATGATCCACGAAGCCAGCACGATCGCCGCCGGTGATGCACGCGCACTCAAGCAACAGGCTGATTTACTCGAAAGCATCAGCGCCGAGATCGCTGGAATCTACGCCGAGCGCACTGGCATGGACGAGGACGATATCCGCAAAATGATGATGGCAGAAACTTGGATGACCGCCGACGAGGCGAAGGCAAATGGATTTGTCGATGTCATTCTGAAGGACGGCAAAGAAGTTGCAGAATTTGACACCGCACCAAAAAGCATGAGCATTCTCTCAAAACTATTCCCGGGCAACGACGAAGCCGTAAAGATCGAAGCGGCCATCGCCGAGAACGACACACTTCGCGCTGACCTAACCACAGCCCAAGCACTCATTGCAGAACTCAGCGGTCACGCCGAGGTCATCGCTCAACTTCGTGCCGAGCTTGCCACCGAGCAAGAGACAGCAGTCGAAACGATCGAGAAAGTCAAAGAGCTTGAGACTAAGGTCGAGAAGCTCGAAGAGCAGACCGAAGTTAGTGACGACAAGGTCAACGTCCGCGCTGCCGAGTTGCTCGCCAGCACCGGTCACCCAGCTCCAGTTGCTCTAGCAGGCGACACCAACGAAGCGCCAGTCAGCCACCTCAAAGCTATGGCATCAATGAAGCCGCTCGAGGCAGCCGAATACTTTGCTCTGCACAAAGCAGAAATTCTCTCCGACAAAAACCGCTACGCAGTCTAATCAATTTAAAATTTCAACTAATAAAACATCATGTCATCCATTGCTCTAAACGACAAAATCTTTACACAGATCGCTCTTCAAGCGTTCGTGGCGAAGCTCGCCCCACTCAACGCATTCACTCGTGACTTCAGCGGCGACGCTCGACGCAAGGGTGATGCGATCGTCGTGCCGCTCATCAGCAGTATCACAGCAACCACCTTCAACCAATCCTATGAGGTTGGCGGCGGTGCTATCACCTTCGCCACTGTCAGCATCGACAAACACCGCATCGCCTCGATCGACCTTACCGACGTGCAAGTTGCTAACAGCTCTGCATCAGTCATGGACAACCTCGCGATCCAAGCTGGTGAGTCACTCGCTCGCATCGTGCTTACCGACATCTGGTCTGCGATCACGGTCGCAAACTTCGGTGCAGCAATCCTGACCACCTCTGGTGCAAACTACACCATCGCGCAGATGGGCGCACTCCGCAAAGCAATTGCTCAGCGCAACGTGCCGACCGACCGCCTCTCGTTCATCTCTGACAGCGAAATCTACACCGGACTACTCACCTCCTCTGGAGTTGCTCAAGCACTCAACTACGGCGGTGCAGAAGCAGTTCGCGACGGTCAGATTCCACGCCTACTCGGTATGGGTATCTATGAGTCGAACATCATCCCAGCAAACGCGATGACCAAGCTCGGCGGATTCGTTGCACATCCTGACTCGATCGCAATCGCGATGCGCTACCTTGAGCCACAAGCCGCCGGTGAGTATCTCGCTGCCGAGCAAGTGACCGCGAGCAACGGCATCACGATGGGCTATCGCCGCCACTACAACACCGCGACTGGTAAACATTTTGCCAACTTCGAGTGCTTGTTCGGATTCACTCCTGCACTGACCCTTGGTCTTGCAATCGTCACGATCCCTTAATTTTTCTGGGTTGTAGTCATTCGCCGCCAGTCTCGAAAGGGGCTGGCGGTTTTATTTTGCCTTGCCAGCAGCACAAATGCTGCTTGAATACCCGCACAAATATGAAAAACAAATTGTCTCTCTGTGTGATCGTAGGCAACGTCGAGAACTACATCAACCGCTTCCTTCATCACTTTGAAAAGATCGCCAACGAGATCATCGTGGTGCGAGCAATCGGCAACCAAGAGCCAGACGGAACGATGGACATCGCCGTGGCTCGTGGATGCATCATTGGTGAGTATCACAACGTGCAGGACTGGCCGCACGTTGATGATTTCTCGGCAGCTCGCAATGCGGCACTCGATCTTGCCACCGGCGACTGGGTGATGTGGGCCGACACAGACGATGTGATCACGCCCGAGGACTGCGCGACCATACGCAAGATGCTGCCGCAACTCGGCGACGACATACACGGCGTGTTGCTGCCATACGCGATCCCTGACGACGGCATCACGCTGCATCGTGAGCGGATCTGGCGGCGAGGCGCTGCACGCTGGATCAACCCGATCCATGAGTCGCTCAAGTTTGCTCCTGACGTACCGATGGCACGGTTCGACAAGGTGCAGATTTTGCACCTTCCACACGGCAAGCGAGCGGCCAGCAGCGACGAGCGCAACCTCCGCATCCTCCGCTCGATCCCCGAGGACGAGCTGACCAGCAGTCAGCTATTCTACACGATGCAATCGGAGCGTGCGCTGGGTCAAATCGAGAAGGCAACAGCAACCGCCGCAAGGCTGTGCATGGCTCCCGACGCAGGGCAGCCGGAGCGCTACGAGGCGTTTCTCATTATGGGGCAGATGTCGCCTGACGCGGCCACCAGATCGCAGCTATACCTGCAAGCGATCGCGGTCGATCCAGCACGCCGCGAGGCATACGCCGAGCTAGCAATGGAGGCGCTCAAAGCCAACCAGTTTCCTCTCGCGCTCGGCTGGTCTGAGGTAATGATCAACCTGCCACAACCATCCTCCTGGTGGTGGAACAGCCGGAAAAAGTTCTACGCATGGCAAGGCATACAGGTACGCGGCATGTGCCTGCGAGCCAACGACCGGCACGAGGAGGCAAACGCGATCGAGGCAAACCATTTCATCCTGCACGGCGCGAAGATCAGCCTGCTGCACGCAACTCGAGGACGACCAGCGATGGCATACAAGGCACGGGCGACATGGCTCGACCGAGCAGCAGACCCCGACGCGATCGAGCATATCTTCGCGCTCGACGAAGACGACGAGACGATCGGGCCGTTCGTGACCTGCCGCCACGCGATGAACTACCTGCGCGGCCCAGTCGCAGCGTGGAACGAGGCAGCATGGTTCTCGAAGGGTGAAATCCTGATACAACTCAGCGACGACTGGGAGCCACCGATGCACTGGGACAAGCTGATCATCGACGCGATCGGTGACACATCCAAGCCTGCGGTGCTGGCAGTCAGTGACGGTCACCGCACCGACAACCTGCTGTGCATGGCGATCCTGACCCGCGCTCGATATTTGCAACAGGGTTATCTATTCCATCCCGAGTTCTTCAGTGTGTTTTCCGACAATCATTTCACCGACCGCGCCTATACTGACGGCGTGGTCATCGATGCGAAGCACATCGTGATCGATCATCTTCACCCAGCATTCGGCAAGGCAGAGATGGATGAAACATACGCTCGGAGCAACTCAACGCAGAACTACGACCGAGGCAGCAAGACTTTTGAGAGAATCAAGGCAGGCGTGAAGGTTCCAACTGATATTGGCGGCTGGTGTGACTACTCAGAGTTTTATCGGACGATCGCTCACGCAATTTCTGATGGTGAAACATTTGTTGAAATCGGATCGTGGATGGGTCAGTCAATCTCTGTTTTCTGCCAAGCACTTCAAGATGCTAAAAAGACTGCAACCGTCTATTGCATCGATACGTTCAAGGGCGAGCAAAACCAACCGGCGCACACCGCAACAGTCGAACAACATGGTGGCAGTATCCGCGAGGTTTTCGAGCGGAATACAACAGATGCTCGAGTTCGGCAAATGATCGAAGTCATCGAGGGCGACTCTGCGGAATCAGCCGACTTGTTTGAGGACGGCACGATCGATGTCATCTACATCGATGCAGCGCACGATTACGATTCTGTGGTCAAAGACCTTGCAGCATGGTTTCCAAAGATCAAGCCTAACGGCATCTTCTCGGGTCACGATTACCCGTGGCATGAGGTGAAGCGAGCAGTCGATGAACACGCGGCGGCCAACGGTTACGAGATCGCACAAATCGGGAGGGTTTGGATGAGAAAAGCATGAGTGCTGGCAAAGGTGACACTCCGCGACCAGTAAATAAAAAAACCTACTGGAACAACTACGACGCAATCTTCAGAAAAAAAACACATGATCCTGTCAATACTAACACCGACGATACCCGGGCGCGAGAAACAACTGAAATCGCTGCAAGCAAGCATCGAGGAGCAGATCGGCAATCGCCCCGTCGAGCATCTGATCCTCAGTGACAATCGCAAGCGATCGATCGGCGCGAAGCGGCAGGCGCTGCTCAACATGGCTCGTGGGCAATACATCGCATTCGTCGATGATGATGACGACATCGCCGACACATACATTGACGAGTTGATAAAGGCAGCAGCCAGCGGTGCGGACGTGATCACGTTCTTGCAGGGTGCGACCTACAACGGGCAGCACAGCATGGTGCATTTCCAACTCGGGCAGGGCGACCATGCTTATCAGCCCGGCGGCATCACCAAGCGCGATGCATGGCACGTCAACGCATGGAGGCGGAGCCGCATCGCTCACTGCCAGTTTGGCGAGACAAACTACGGCGAGGATTTGATCTGGTGTCAGCAAGCTCGGCGGATGGCGGAGACAACGGTTCACATCCCAGAAGTTTTGCACTTCTATCAGCACGACTCAAGCACCACTGCAGCACCCGAGCCGAATTGACATCGTGCCTAGGGCATGAGCGGCATCGATGATTTTTTGAATGGAGGACACACTGAGACAGACGACCTGATCGGCACACGCACGATGGTCTGCGCCGGTCAGACGTTCGCCGTTGTATTCAACGATGCTCGCAAGAGCTACGAGGGCGCACTGGGTGGGCTGGAGAGCGACCTGCAAGCCACCGTGGTCGCGCAGCCAGGGGCAGTGACTAATCCAATCACGCTGCTCCAGAAGCGCTGCACAATCGACGGCGATGCATTCCGCGTGGCCGAGGTCGCGGTCGGCAACGTGGCGATTACGTTCACGCTGGCGAGCGCCGGTGATTCTCGTTAAAAAAAAGTCTTTACAAGTCAGTAGGCAACGCCTAGAAAGGGGGCATGCAAGTAACTCTCCTACGCGACTACCAAGGCCAATCGGTTGACGGATGGATGATGTCGGAGAAGTTGGACGGATGGAGAGTGATCTGGGACGGTGCTGATTTTATCACCCGCGAGGGTAACATCCTCGCCGCTCCAAAATGGTTTAAGGCAGGCATGCCAGCCATCGCACTCGACGGTGAGCTGTTCGCCGGTCGCGGCAACTTCAACGCGATCCAGACACTGATGGCTGCAGGCTGGCAAGGTCTGACCTTCCAAGCGTTCGACGCACCGAGCGCCGCACCGTTCCGGGCTCGCTACAAGCAACTGCTCACCATCGCTCTCCCTGCTCACGTTGGCATCGTCAAACAAGTGCGCTGCACCGACACCCGGCACCTCATTGAGCATGCCGATGAGATCGTGACCGCAGGCGGTGAGGGATCGGTTGTTCGCAACCCACGCGCTCGCTACGTTGCAGGTCGCACCGATGATGTCCTGCGCTGGGTTCCGCAATGCCCACGCCTCAACCGGCGCAAGGCTGCGTGAGGTTTGACTCCGCGCATAAAGCGTGGAGATGCACATCAAAACCAACAAAGCAATCATCGCTCATTTCGAGCGCACGATTGCTGAGTTTGAGGCTGCCACTGGCAAGACTGCCGAGGAGGGCATGAAACGGATCGCCAAGTCATCATGCAAGCGCCTTGCCATAACGGTGCAGCCATACGGCATCGAAGGACATATGGGAAAGTTTCAAAAAAGCGTTGCCATACAAGTCGATCGTGCATGGCTCGGAACAAATCTTGGGGCATTCCCAGCGACGAACAACATGAAGGACGCTCACTATGGGGCAAGGAAAAATGGGGTAGTTGCTAAGAGATTATTTCGAAAGGAAAAAAGCAAGCCGTGGCTCAACCTCATTTCTGTATCTGATCGAGACACCTATAAAAAACTCGCCGTGGCAAAAATAGGACGTGCAAAAGCAGCGTGGGTCAAGATTGCCAATGACCTAGGCAAGCCAAAGATGAGCGGAGTTAATGGCATCATTAAACAGCATCTGAACGGAGCTAAAGGCAGCCACACGGTATCTGGAAAAGGCATGAAAACAGCCGTGCATATTTCCAACGAAACAACCTACATTAAAAAAATCCAGTACACTGCGGACGTAGCAAAAGCCGCAGCCGACGGCATGAAAAACGGAATGAAATGGATGACTATCACCACTGCAAAAACCATCGAGAAAGCCAACCGGCAACTTAAATGACCACCTCTCAACGAATCAAAATTTCCCTGATCGCCGTGCTGGAAGCAAGCAAGCCGGATCAGTCAATCGTCATCGTCGATGCCAAACAGCGCGGCGAGCTAGCACTGCCGTTGATCGCGGTCGATGTGATCTCGACCACCGCGCACAGCGAGGCACTGCAGAACGTCGAGCGGATCGAGCTGACAGCCACGCTGCGCGTTCATGCTGGCGACGACGAGGACATCGATGCGTGGATCGACCAGATCGAAACGATCCTCACTGATGTCAGCTTTATGAAGGCGGCGACCAGTGACCTAGTAAAAGTCTACTCGTGGACGTACTCGGGCAGCACTCAAGAGTGGGACGAGAGTATCCTCGAGGTTTTATTCAGCATCGAAACTCTCTGCACCAGATTCGACGTGCAGCCGCAGATCGATCAGCCGTGATTTGACATCAGGTCAAATGGAGAACACCAACCATTATGCCAGCAACAGTCTACAAAAGCACAGCAGCGTCTGATCTCGAATACGGAATCGTAGACGAAACGAATTTAGTTCTCACCAGTTTCTCGCGCAATGTTTCTTCGGTGAAGACCGAGGTGCGTGATGCTGCTAACGATGTTGTCGCCGTGGCATACAGCGGACTGACAGCGGCAATCTCGCTTGAAGGCTTTATCAATGGCGCGGTTGATTATGATGTGGCCGCATTGCTAACCCTTTCCAATGTCACCAACACAGGCGGCCTCAGCGGCGGAACTATCATTGTTGATACCGTAAACGAGTCTAGCTCGCAAGGTGAGTTCAAAAAGGTTTCGATCAGCGCGACACAATACGCATCGACGATGACCGTTTAATCTTAACTTGCCGTTCGCCCTCCGGCATAAAATTGAGGGCAAACAAATATGATTCCACAGAAATTGTTTTACACATCCAACCTCAAGACCGCGACGGCACTGCTGACGCTCGGGTTTAAAAAGGTGGCATTCACCTGCATGGTGCGGCGTGACGGCAAAGACTCGACTACATACTGGTTTGAGCCGACAAACGCAGCAGGGCTATCCGCTGAGGCAGTGCTGAAGGGCATGACGACTGGGGCTGATGCGCTGGCTCAGAAAGACCCAGAGAACGTTATCAACTACCTGCGAGCATACGCTGCCAACCGTGATGAGTTGATCACCGACATCAAAGCTACACCAAAAATGGTGGTCATCGAGGTCAACGGGCGGCAGGTCGCTGTCTCAGAAAACGCTAGCGATGCCACCAAGCTCGCTATTTCCAAACTAATCTAACCATTACAAATATGACAGAACTAACAGACGACGAAGCATTGAGACATGACGGCATGACCGACGGCAAAAAGAAGAAGGGCAAGTTTGTCCTGCGCCCGATGACTGGGCTGAGCCTGTCATGGCTACAACGCAACCATGTATTCGACGACGACTTCGGCGACCCGACATCCAAGACCGCAGCGTTCGTCTACCTGCACAGCGAGGACAAGGAGACGATCCGCTCGGTGGTCAACAACAAGGCTGAATTCCTCAACGCCGTGGACGACTGGATCGAGAAACATGTGCCGTATCACACCGGGTTGAATCAGTATGTCGAGATCATGAATGACTCGATGAACACCTATCTGGCAGCATCCTCGACGGCGCTCAACCCAAGCCCTAAATCGCCCGAGTCAAAAAACTAGCCACACCCAACTGGATCGCGAGCTATGTCTGGCACATAGCATCAGTGACCGGTTGGGGCTACACGGAGATCATGGAAGAGTTGCCGATATCCGCTGGACTGCAGATCATCGACTGCGATCTGTATTCCAAAGGCATCCACCGCACATATGTAAATAATTCACCATCGTTTGACTCGCTGCGCATTATTGAAGACGCATTCAAATTTCTAGATGAGCAATAACATAACAGTCGGGTTCTCTGCGAAAGATGTCAGCTTTACGGAAACCGTAAAGAAGGTGAACAAGTCGACAGAGACAATCGACGATACCGTTAAAAAAGTATCGAAGTCGGTCGGTGCATCGTTTGGCTCGATGGTCAAAGCAGGCGCTGCGCTCGCTGTTGGATTCGGTGCGCTGAACATTGCTGGCAATGCCATTGCTGGCAGTTTGGCAGACTTTGGACGTGCGCTCGACATGGGCGGCGAGCTGAAGGACTTGAGCGACCGGACAGGCGAGACATCTGGGAACCTGATGGTATTACAACGAGCATTCCAGAATGCCGGATCGTCGGCTGAGGCAGTCGGCCCAGCGGTCAACAAGCTGCAGAAATTCATGATCGATGCAGCCGATGGCAGCGAGAAGAATGTCGAGGCATTAAAAAAACTTGGTCTGAGCTTCGATGATTTGAAGGGCAAGGCTCCGGTTGAGCAACTCAAGATGATCTCGGAAAGACTCAAGGATGTTGATGACCCAGCACAACGTGCAGCCTTTGCCATGGGCATCTTTGGCAAAAGCGGTGGCGCTTTGCTGCCGGTGCTGTTGAATCTCAGCGACGAGATCGACGTGGCAAAATCACAGCTCGGCAGCATGCCCGAGGTGATGACTCGGTCGGCAGAAATCTTCGATAACATCAGCGACAACATCACCGTCATCAAAGGCAAGTTCATTGAGTTCGCCGCTGGTCTGATGGATCGGATGGCTCCGGCGCTCGAGCTGGTGACCAGCCTGCTGTCCCGCATCGACACTGCCGCGATCGGCATGCGGCTCGGTGAGGTGCTGACCGGCGGCTCGAATGCCATGGAAGGCTTTGCGGCCGCACTCCAGGCAGTCAATATGGGCGAGTTTGGCAATGCGTTCAACCTAGTCTTCAGCAGCATTAAGCTGCAGATTTCTGACTCGATCAATTCCATCTATGCCGCCATCCGTGGCGTGATGGCCGCGATCCCTGTGCTAGTAAATGGGTCTGGGATCATGATTGTAATCGATGCAATCGTTAGTGGCATCATCAACAAAATATCATCAGGTCTTCGCACAATCATTGCTGATTTCTTAACATCAGTTGGAAAGGTTGAGGCAGCAAAAGAAACAATGCTGCTAGCAAAAGCTGATGAAGTTAGGGCTGCCAACTATTTTACTTTGGCAAATGCTGGGTTTTCATCCATGGGTGAAAACATAAAAGCAGCGATGACTCCAATGAAGGAGGCTTACGATCAAGCCAAGAGGGATTCCGGGCAGCTCGTCGATACGGTCGCAATGGAGAACGAACTCCAAGCCGAGAAGCTCAGGTTGCTGAAAGCTCAGAATGAAGAGGCGCTTAAAAAAATCAGTCTAGAAGAAGTGTTCCAGTCAACACAGTTTAAGCTGGGTGGAGAACGTGCTACGCAAGCCGAAAAGCTAAGCGAGTTTGAGCGTGACATTAGCCTTCAAAGAACGATTGGCAATAAAGAGGCAGTCAAGCAACTTGAGTATGAGAAGGTGTTCCTCGTGGCTAAGCAGGCTGCTCTGGATAAAGGCAAGACGCTGCAAGAGGCCACAAACTTCGCTACTCAGTCACAAGCTGAGTTTCTAAAGAATAATTTAGAAGCTGAAAAAGGTATCACTAACGAAAAACAAAAACAGCTCACAGCATCGCAGCAGATGAATGCTGACATTAAAAAAGCTGAGGGTGGGCAACGGCTAGACTCTGGATCAAAAATCAAAAAACGATTCGAGGAGGCAATGGCTGAGGGAGATTTTGCTGCAGCTAGGAGACAGCAGCGGACACTCAGCGGCCGCGAACAGGACATACAGATGCAAGACATGTTCGACAAGGTGACTGGAGCGATGCCAAGCAAGATTAATACGAGCGTGCGTGACATGGCGAAGGAGCTGAACATCGACACCAAGGGCATGAATCGCAAGGAGACAGAGCAGGCTGTCAGAGATGCGCTAGAAAAGAATCCAGAGGTCAACCCACCGGGTGGCAATGGTGAGCGAGGCGCACCAGAACCTAAAGGCGGTGACAAAGCAGGAGGAGCAAACAAACTTGAAGGCATCGTTGAAACCATCCGTGACCTCGTTGCAAAAATCGAACCAAAACTTCCACAGATGGCACTAGGAGTATGAGTACTTTATACACAAAAGACGGCGTAACTGGTTTTGAATTACCCGGCAGAACGGTAAACACGTTTACCAGTGGGCTGGTTCGCGTGGACACATCCTATGCAATAAAAACATCAAACATCCAATCAGAAAGAACTGGGTCTTTTCAAGTCGGCTCAGAAATAGTCGGCGGCGACACATACCCAGCAGTCGATGGGTTATACCTTTACCCAGAAGCGCAAGAGGTCAGGAGAGAGTATGGCATGACAGAATTAAGCGCCTCTTACTACGGTAGGACAAGAACTGATGTGCCACCTCCGGTAGCAACTGAGCGCACAATTGAGTTGCTTGGCACATCTATTTCAATGTCCATCAATGATCTGTTCTTTCAATTCGTTGTGCCTGTGGGCGAGATTATAAATTTCAGAGATCAAGGGTTATTTGATTCACCGCTTACTGAACCTAATGAAATATATTACGCAGGTGAGTCGATTCCATTTTCAAAATCGTCTTACACATATAAAAATTTTGATTACTACAATTACAATACTATCCCCGAGACTTATTTTGAACCACCATTACAACTGATAAAACCTTCAATTTTAGTTATTGCTCAACGCAATTTCGGAAATTTTGTAGAGTTGGATGTGACATACACCAGAAAAACCACAGAACAGACGAAGTCTGGCGCTGCTTACGGATGGGTCGATGCCTAAAATACCAGTAGATTTTTCAGAGAAAGCAAAAATCCCACCAGCAGTCGGTGGGGCTGGCTACCCGTACCGCATCTCGGCGAAAGATTTAATGCGGAACTTTGTGCATGCCTCGCTCGAGGTTGATACGACAGCACACAGCAGTGGTCTGGCGCTGGCTGAGTCAAAGACGACCGGAGAAGGTGGTTACGCTGGGAGAAGCATTTCTCTGACCGGCACGCTTGACACTCTTCCGCCTGGAGTCGAGGGAAACATTCTTTACCACAACGGCACTGAGTGGGTCGCTCTTTCCAACCCCAGCGGATCAGGCACATCGGTGCTAGGTCACAACGGAACTACCGTGCTTTGGCTTGATACCTCCGAATGCGAGTGATATGCCAATAATAAAAACCAATGCCAGCGGAGAGGTTATCACGCTTAATGGTAGACCATCATGCGCTTGCTGCGAAGTTACTGAGCTAGCCATCACCTACGACTGGACTGGGACTGATATGACTGACTTGGATACACAGACTGCGGCGTTCGGCGAAGCTGTTGGATTTGCATGTGGAGGCGGCGGCACTTATGTTCAATGGTTACAGGGGGGGGAACCTTGCACTGCTTTCGGTGTCTGTGATGACACCTCCCAAAACGGATTTGAGCGCGTCAATGTATTAGTCGACACTGCTCGAACCGATTCTCTTTGGTCATCATCATACAACATCGAGTGCTACGCCGGATGGTACACTCCACAAGGAGGTTCTGGCTACGCTCTTTTGAAGGTCAGTTACAAGGGCGATTTGAAATTACAAACCATTTCTCCCGGCACACAGAGTGCATGTGCATCCACGCCAGTTGCTACCATCACCGTTTATGCAACGGTTCAACCTGACGGAACATTTTTTGAAATAACATGAATTGTCATCATTATCAGAACGGTTGCTTACTGGGTTACCACGGTGGGAAACCATTGATTGGAAACTGCAGAGCATGCATCGAATCCGGCGAAAATAATGAGGCATCAGCTAAGGCTTTGTTTGAGTCAGTCAACAAGACCCACCCGCCAACTGTCCGAAAAGTGTCAGGCTGCTGCGACTCGGCTTTGAACCCACCATCTGTTTGACATCGCGAATAAAACTGAACAAGCAAACTTTATGAACCTCAGTAACATCAAAGCCACCACTGGATTAAATTGCAAAGCCATCCCATCCAGCACGAATGTGGTCGGCACGGTGCAGATCGGAGCGAATCCAGAAATCACCACGCTGACAGCTACCGTCGCGTACTCGTTGCAGGCATTCTTCTCGGCCTCTGGCAATGTCCTAAGCCTAAATCGCCTGACCGGATCAACAACCGGCTCGACTGCATACGTTGCTGGCAGCTCTCAATTCATTACTGCCACCGCCACTGGCACGGTTACCCTTGCCGGTAACGCGTCTGTCGTTGTTACTTCCGCAGGCATGGCGGGATCTCCTAAAACCGTTTCGGTTGCTGTTGCTTTAAATGACACTCCAACTTTATGGGCTGCTAAGGTTCGGACAGCGCTAGCTGCCGACACCGCCGTAGGTGGTCGCTTTGATGTTAGCGGGACGACAACTGCGATCACTCTGACTCGCAAGCCAACCTACGTTGTATCAGGCGACATCACGCATCATGTTCATCCAGCTACAGATGCTACGCTTGCGCTGACGCTCGCTAACGGTACTTCCGCAGGTATCACTAGCACATCAGGAACCGCAACTGCTGGAGTCGCAACCACAGGCGTGCTGATTTACGACGGAGATGCAAAAGATTTTGAAGGCACAACTATTCCGACAATGACAAGCATTGCGGGTGAGTTGTACAAAACTAATGGATCAGAATTCATCGTGGATGGCAACGTAAACGATCTGTTCACGATCGGCACAAACGGCACTAGCATGTTTGTCCCGGGTCTGGCTGAGACGACCTATACTTACAGTCCTACCGGCCCATCGGCATTGCAGATCACTGTTTTCGGCAACGTCTAATGAAAACATATGAGTTGCTGCCAATCGCCTCCTGCCATCGAGCTTCCATGTGCTTATAAAGGCACGACATGGGACGGATTAACATGGCGCATCGACTCGACCGACGGCACTGAGTACGACTCGGTGTTGTCATCGGCACGATTCCAGTTGCAGAACAGCACTAGCGCTGCCGTGTTGACGCTCAGCAGTGCCGTGGGCGGCGAGATCACACTCAACGTGACTACCGCTCGCCTCTGGTCAGTAACGGTCGAGAATCGACTCCTGACGATCGATGCCGGCATCTATTCATGGGCGCTGGAGACGACCGATGCGGCTGGCATCATCAAGGTGCAGCTCATCGGCACGCTCACAGTCAAGCCTGACCTCATCCTCTAAATAAATCACATGGCAACACAAGTCACAGTCATCACCGGCGAAGGGTCAACAACCTACTCGGTATCAACCGGGGCGCGTGGGCCAGCAGGCACAGGCGGCGGAGGCAGCACACCAGCCGGATCAACTGGCTCGGTGCAGATCAACAACTCCGGTGCGCTAGCAGCAGACAGCGGGTTAGTCTTCACAGGCACAGGCAATGCTGGAAAGCTAACCGTCGGTGGCGGTCGCATATTTATGGACGCGACAACGGGGTCTGCGCCAAACAACAATGTTGCAATCGGTGGGTCAAACGCTGGACTACCATTTTCAGCAGTCGGTTTTACTGGGTACTTAAACGTATCGGTCGGTGCTGGCAATTTCCAATCTATAACGACAGGGGATCGCAACGTCGCTTGTGGCTCTTACTCCTTGGTGAATGTCACCACTGGATCAAAGAATTTAGCTATCGGTAACAATACGTTATACGATTTAGAGACTGGTGATAGAAACACAGCTATAGGTAACGCTGCTGGATTAGGTCAAACCACTGGCAGCGATAACATATTTATCAATCGTGCCGTTGAAAGCGGGTTCGGCAATCTAAGCTCGCAAATTCTGATAGGAGGGAAATCGGACGGAGCGCAATCTACCGTCATTGGGTTTGAGGGTGACAATAATATTAACCCGACGCTGACCACTCGGTTTATTGGTAATATATTAACATGGGGCGGTGGATTTGGCAGTGAAACAAATAGGACATCACTCGTTCAATCTGCTACGACATCGGTTAAAACTATTACTCTTCCAAACGCTACTGGAAAAATAGCAGTTTATACAGACACTCCAGCAGCAGGTCAGGTATTGACCGCAACCGATGCAAGTGGTGCGGCTACATGGGAGTCCGCTAGTAGTGCTGGGAATCAAATTTCTTTTTATGATAGATTCGACGATACAATTCGTTACCCGGATGGCACTCCGCTTTATACCAACGTAACATTACCAAGGTACGGTAATGCGTGGAGATTGAGCTACAACAGTGATGTAACAGCACCCGGC